ACCATAAGTTTTCTTAATAAGGTAGTTACCCCTATTTTAAGATGGGCTGGGTATGAGTTTACCTACGAGATAGACTTAATACAATCTGAAGATATAGGATAGGTTAGTTGATAACACTTCGTTGGACAGCGAAGATTGTCAATTAAAAAGCATATTTTAACTTTAGTCGGTAATGACCTGCATATAAGTTACCAATCTGATCGCTGTATTAGAGAGTTTATAGACTTTAGCACCCAACCCCGAACACTCACTAACACGCACCCAACTCCCAGATAATATATGAACTTGCCAACCACGAGAATAGGTTTAGACAGGACTTGATCATCAACTCACCTAAGTACTACGAGTTAATGGAGGAGGAAGGGTTCAACCTTGAAACCATACTCGGACTAAAAAATCTAGGGATAGAGTGTATCACCCAAGAGCAGAAGTCCGCCTCGTGGATAGGGTCGTATGTAATAGACCAAGGATTCGCCATAGGACATTTTAAGAAGGTAGCTAAGAACTCCGGCTACACAGTTACTAACATTATGAATGACTTTTGGTGTTCAGTTATCCAAGGTCATGTTCACCGAATGGGAATGATAAGCAAGACCCCTCTTGGTGGCAAGGTGTACTACGGAATAGAGTCGGGATGTCTGTGTGAGCTAAAGCCAGACTATATGCTTCATGCGAACTGGCAGAACGGGTACGTCTATATCAAAGACGGAGAACCTCACCTAGTTTACCTTTAGCAGTCTACCCGAAAGTGTGCTATATTAAGATACAGATATGTCTACTCAAAAGAGATGATTGTTTACACTAATTTGTATGATATTACCCCTCTCCAACAGACAATAGTAAAGTTCATATTAGTCTGGGTAAACAAAGAGAAAGTGCCGATCCCCCAAAGAGAAATAATTAAAGAAATGGTAATACTTGAGAAGAACAAGTCTACAGTCATTCACGCCCTTAATGGATTATTAAAATTAGGATACATAAGGAGAGCTATTGTTAAGCCTGCTAATAGCACCTCGTATGTTCTTTTGAGAACTATATGAAGAAACACGAACACGCTGGACAGCCCACATCTTTCGACCCAAAGTATATTCCGGCAATCTATAAATACATGGAGGAAGCAGTACCGGAGAATATGCAAATATCTACTGTTGAAGGATTCGCATTAACGATTGATGTAACAAAGAAAACACTATACAACTGGTCTAAAAAAAATAAAGAATTCTTACACGCTTTGAAGATTCTAAAAATGAAACAGAGAGAACAGTTGATTAGTATAGGTATATTTGGAGGCAAGGAAATAAACGCTAATATAGTTGCTTTAATGTTGAAGGTTAATCACAAGATGGTTGAGGTACAAAAAACAGATATTACATCTAAAGGTAAGAAGATATTGGTAATGCCTAGCGAACTGATAGACAAATATGATATTTCACAAAAGTCAAAAGGCAGTAGTAACTGATACCCATGACTATCGTGTAGTGAACTGTGGTAGACAGTGGGGAAAGACCACCCTAGCAGTTTACGAGATGATTGCTTTGGCGTACTCCGGTGCTGGTAAAGAGATAGCCTACTTTGCGACAACCTTTGATCAGGCTAGAAACATTGCTTGGAGAATCTTAAAAGATGCTTCAAGGGCTGTGTGGAACAGAGAACCAAACGAGAGTAGATTAGAACTATTTATTAGAACTAAGGATGATGGGGAGAGCCGGATAACACTAAGAGGATTTGAGAATGTAGAAACGGCTCGTGGACAACAGTTTGATTTCCTAGTGATTGATGAGGTAGCCCAGATGAGGAACTGGCAGTACGCATGGCAAGCTATCCTAGAACCTACCCTAGCGTTTCGTAAGGGTAAGGCGTTGTTCATCAGCACTCCGGCAGGGTTCAATCACTTCAAAGATATGTATGACTTGGGACAGAGTGAGAGTTCTACATGGAAGTCATGGACATTCAGGAGTGAGGACAACCCCTATCTTCCCAAAGAAAGAATAGACAGAGCGAGGGCTGAGTGTACCCCTGATTACTTCGCCCAAGAATACGAGGCAGACTTTACTAGAGCAACAGGACTAGCTATCAAGATGTGGAGCAGACAGAACAACCTTATCCCGACATTTGATGTTCCTATCGACTGGCAACGAGGGAGAGGGTTTGACTATGGTTCTAACGACCCAACAGCATCGGTAAGAATAGCTGTGGATAGCGAGGACAACTGGTTTGTGGAGAGATGCTACAAGGATGGAGGACAGACGATAAGAGACCATGCCAACGTTATCCTAGCCCAAGACTACGAACTGTCCTTTGTACCCATCTATGGTGATCCATCAGGAGACCAATGGGAGAAAGAGTTTGCTCAGAACAATGTGGTTATCAAACCAGCTAACAAGGTAGTCGGTCAGGGTATGCGTGGATGGGTAGAGTATGGTGTGGAGATGATTAACCAGAGGCTTAAACCAATTCAAGGACACACTGTAACCCTTCCTAATGGCCACCGGATAGAGAACGCACCTAAGATGTTTGTCCTTAATACCCCCGAAAACATGGCTTTAGTATCAGAAATAGAACACTTGATGTGGAAGCAGAACGCCGATGGCTCTACAATGCCCGTCCTTGACGAGTCGCTTGACCCTAGTGGACACTCAGACCTATGTGCTGCACTTAGATACTTTATTGTCAGCTTCAAGAGACAAGTCCCTATCAATTACAATGATGATGTGGGAGGGGTATTACCTTTCCTAGAAGGTCTGGGATAATGTTGCCTTTAATCAAAATAATCATTTAACATAAAAACATGGCAGAAATAATACTCGAAAATCTAGAGCTTCAGATGTTGCTAAACAATAAGGAGACTGGTTTTAACTATCGTGAAAGACGTGAAGAAGCGTGGCGTGAGAACTATGAACTGTACAGAGATGAAGTTCAAGTCAATCGCTTAACTCAACGACAATCAGTCAATCTTCCTTTAATGAAAACCCAGCTAAGGACAATCCTAAAGGATGTTGATGATATGCCGGTGATTGTGTTCGAGAACCTAGACAACGACAAAGAGGCTGAGATATTCTTAAATGAGTTCTGGAAACTAACCCTTGAGGAGAACAACGCTGAGATTCAGGACATTGTAGACAAAAAGCAGGACTTCTTCTTTGGTAGAACCTTTGACTCATGGCAGATAGAGGACGGTAAAATAAGATTTGAAGTGGAAGATCCAGAGGACTTGTTGGTTGACCGCTTTATGAACCCCCACGACATAGACTCATCTAGATTCCTTATTCACACCCACATCTTCAAGCCTTTGAGTAGCCTAGAGGCTAACCCCGACTATGACCAGAAAGAGGTAAATAAACTTAAACTGTTCTTTGAGTCGCAGTTGGGTATCATCAAAGCCAACGACAACGAGAACACCCTGATGCAGAAGAATCAGAAGTTGGCTGACCTTGGTGTTACGGACACAGAAGATCCATTGTTAGGTGAGACTTATGTAGAGCTATCTATCCACTATGTTGTCAGACCTAATGAGAAAATAGACGGCAAAGAAGTGCCTGAGCAGATTATTGTCTATGTAGAGGCTGAGGATCAGTGCATTCTGATGAAGAAAACCCAAGAGTCTATCATTGGCACAACCAAGGATCACTTCTGGAGAAACCACTATCGCTACAACTCATGGGGTGATGACATCGACAAACAGGACTTCTGGACAGATGGTATTGCAGACATCATCCGAGTACCCAACAAGATTCTTAATAGCTGGTTCAGTCAGTTGGTAGAGAATCGTACCCTTAGAAACTTCGGTATGCATTACTACGATTCCTCGCTCAAAACAGAAGGGTTCAGTCCTAGTACATTCAACCCTGTTCCTTGGGGCTGGTATGCTGTTCCCGGCAAACCTCAAGACGTACTACAGAAAGTAGACATCCCCGACCTATCAGAGTCTTTGGATGAAATGACTTATGTAACATCAATGGTCGAAAAGGCCACAGGTGCTACCGCAACCCAACAAGGAGTACAAACACCCGGACAGGTAACACTAGGAGAAGTACAACTAGCCCAAGGTGAAGCCAAAGCTCGTACCCAAGGCATGAGTAAGTTCTACACGAACTGTTGGAAGCAAAGAGCGCAGAAGTTCTTGAAACTAATTGAAGCCGCACCCGAAAAGATTGATGCAGTCAAGATATATAAGAAAGGTCGCAACACATCAGACATATTTGGAATGGAGATTGAACCTTCAGACTGGATGACCAAATCAGGTTATCAGGTTAGAGTGTGGAGTCAGGACGAGAAGAAAGCCAATGACAACGACTCACTCAACAAGATAAACGCTGTGTATATGATGATGCCCGACAACATGAAGCTCAGAGAGATTATCCAGCGCAAGATGCTAGAGTTTGCTGACCTCAAGCCAGACGAGATAACAGAGGTAATGGAGTATGAGTTGCAGAAGTTAAACATGATAGCCGGACAACCAGTACAACCTGTACAAGGAGACAAGAACGCTGTCCAACCACCAACACCCATTCAGACCAACCAAGCAGTACCCAGACAGCCCACAATCCCGGCTAACAATTAAATGGTATAATAAACTAGCATGAGCATAACGGAACAGATAGAAGAAAAGTTTGGTTTGAAGATAGAAAATCTAAACGCCCTTGAGAGAGAGACATACAATAAAATGCTGGAAGCTGTGCAGAAAGCACAGATAGATCACCTGAAACTTCGTGAGTATATTATCTCCATGAGAGATGCTATTGAAAGAGAGTTAATCAACGAGCCGGAGTTTATCAGGATATTTCTTTGGAAGGTAGAGAACCGCAAACAAATACTACTTAAAGCAAGACTTCAAAACTATATGTTATTAGAATCTTTCCTCATCTCCCCCGAAAGAGCCAAACAACAACTAGAAGATATGGTAGCCGGAATGGCAAGTAAATAATTATTATCAACCCAAACCCTGTAAAACAGGACGGAAAGTATGAAACATAAAAAACCCACCCAAGAGGAGTTAGTAAAAGTTGAGCAAGAGGCAATTGCCGAAGCAGAAAAGCTCCAAGATGCCCCCGAAGTAGAGGAAGAACCGACAGAAGTACCACAAGACGAGCCAGAAGCCGAAATAGAGGCATCACAGGAGGAGGTTGTGCCTGAAAAAGAGCAAGCTGAACCCTCAGAAGAAGAAAAACAACGTCTAAAAGACAAATTATCCGCCAGTGCTAGAGAAAATCAGAAAATCTATGCAAAGAATAGGGTAATCAACCAAGCAATCGTAGAAGCAGAGGACTTACCAGAGCCAACAGAGGAAGAACTCGCCAAAGAGTACAAGGACTGGGATGTTGCTAGTGATACAGAACGCATTTTACTCAAAGAGACCTATGTTACCAAGCAATGGAGAGCCAAGATTGCCGAAGCAGGTAAACAAGCTACTAAAATAGAGAAGTGGAATGACTCAGTTGAGGCCTATGCAGACGATCCACAGACCTTGATAGATAACCCGGAACTAGAGGGTAAGACCGACCTATTCAAGAAGTTTGCTATGGAAGAAGCCAACAACAGCGTACCTATGAAGATATTGGTCTCAGCTTTCTTACACGAAAACTCATCCGGCAAGATACCTAACAAGGGTAAGATGTTTGAGAAAGGTAGTGGCGGTGCTAACGTCAAACCAGTACCCACAACAGGTAAAATCTCTATGGAAGAAGCAAGAAAACTAAGAGAGACCGACTATGATAAGTGGAAGGAAAAATTAAACGCTGGACTGATTGAATCGGATTTCT